GAAGGTAAATCAAGAGTTATAGCAATATTTGATTATTTGTCTCAATGTTGTCTAAAATTGATTTCTGATCAATTATTCAACAAATTAAGACATTTTAGTCAAGATAGAACTTTTACTCAAGACCCGTACATCGAACGAAACGGTGACAACCATTATTGGTCCTTGGATTTAACTGCAGCTACAGATCGCTTCCCAATACAAATACAACAAGATTTACTAACAGAAATGTTAGATAAACATGTTGCATTTGCATGGAAGTGTTGCATGATTAGGGAGCCTTTTGCATACCAAAATGGAAAAACCATAACATATTATAAATATGCTATTGGCCAACCAATGGGAGCTCAAAGTTCCTGAGCCATGTTTACATTAGCACATCACATGATCATCCAATATGCAGCGAAGCAAATTGGACAATACCCAACTAACAAATATATAATGTTAGGGGATGACATTGTGATAACTAATGACCTGCTTGCAGAAAAATACCGTGAACTCATGCAGCATATTGGAGTCTCAATCTCTAAACAAAAATCACATGTATCAAAAGATACATATGAATTCGCTAAAAGATGATTCCAACATGGGAAAGAGATTACTGGTTTCCAATTACGTGGAATAACCCAGAATTATAGTAATCCTATTACTGTATTCCAGTTTATTTACGAATTGTATAACCGTAATTATCTTCCCATGAGCTTTATGACTAGCGTTGAGATGTGTTTAGCGCTTTACCATCGGCACCCTAAGTTTCACAAATCAATGCGAAACCTGGAGTCGATTCTACACGATTTCCGTTTTATGATGCGACTTGATAAACAAGCAACATATTCTGAATTAAGAGAATATATTAGCATTGTTTCTCGAGAAACATCATATGTAATACCAAATGAAAAGGTAATTCGTGATGAAATATCACGAGTCCTTTCATTAGTATTGAACGGAGTCATATATGGTAATCTAAAGAAGCTATCACTTTTTCATAAAGAATCAATGAGCATCTTGGATCACCTACCTAATCACTTAAAAGTTATATCTCCTATAGGACATGCACTAAAGAATAGTGTAAAATCCCTTGAAGAGATGAATAACCAGTTAGATACTAGATCATACAACCTTGAGAAGGTTGTTGATCTACTTGTTCTTACTGATCCTTTACTCCTTGGTAAGGGAGAAAGAAAAAGCAAACAAAGTCTAACTGCTATGAGTAAATTAGGTCGACAGTTTCGGGTGGAATGGAAGCTAGAAGAACAGCAAGTAAATACCCAATATAGGTTATTACAGGTGAAGAAAGGAATCAAAGTTCTCAACTTTGAATTCCGTAAATCATTTCCTGAGTAAATAATGGTAAATGTTAGTACTTAATTTATCATTAAATACTTAGACATTTGCCATCACTTAGCGGAGTAGCACAAGTACAACAACGACCATAAGCGTTACTTATGGGGGTAGGTGCCTTGTCAC